GATAAAAGTGGTGTAGGTAAGATTACCAAAACCAAATTGAAAGAGATGCTTACTGAATTAAATAGGTTTGCTAAAAAACAATATAAAGAATACAAAGAACAATACGCATAAGTTATGAATAGAAGAGAATTTATTAAATCATTATTAAAATTTGAATGGTTATGGACATCAAAGAATTAGAACAACGACTAATCGATTTAGAGAGGAGATTTTTCCCCTTAGAGAAAGTTATGTATGAGACATCCAAAAATGAAATAGAGTCCTTTAAACAACAGGAGATTGATAATAACGGAACATCCTATACTATCTCTGCTGTAATCGAAACGGATAAAGGAACAAACACCATAGATTTCAAAGTGAAAGCATGGACAGAAAAACAGGCATTGTATTATGCAAATCAAAATGTAATCTATCCTCAAATGGTAAGACTACAAAAAGATGGTAAGATACAATGGTTTAAAACAATTAGTAAACAAATAATAAATAAATAACATGACATTAGAACAAGTAAAGACACATTGTGAAATCAATTTAACATTTTATAAAGATGCTAAAAAACAATTGTGGGACATTAAAGAACAAAAGTGGGATGGTTCAAAAAAGAATTGGAACGAAGCAGTAGTTAAATATTCAGCTAAGATTGATATTTTAGAAGAGATATTAGAATTTATTGATTTAAAATAAAAGTTATGACAAAAGAAGCAAAGTTAAAAAGTTTAGAAAGTTATGTAATCCAAAGATTGGATTTGCATGGTGATTGGTGGGGGAAGGCTAATGCAAAAAAGATGTTTGAAGAATTACAAAATGAATATCCTACACATCCATGTTGGTGTGGTAATCAGGAAACCTGTGATTGTATAAGTGAACCAAATGATAATGACTTCGGCCCGTATTGGTGTGAAGATGAAAATGGTAATCTTGTAGAAATGACCAAAGTAGAAGGAAGTAGGATAATGAGTAAAGAAGAAGTAGAAGAATTAAATAAAATTAAATTACCTTTTTAATATGAGTAAATTAAAACTAGTCCGTGACTTTATTAGAGATAAAAGAAAGGACATAAAAGAAGAACGAAAGGTTATGTATGAAAAATTACAGGCTGATGAATATGAAAGACCAAGTCAATATTGGAATAGATTTCATGAGACAAGAGGTGAGTTAGGTATGTTAAAGCAGATAGACTCATTCGTAAACTTTCAAATGAATGTAGAAAAGTATTCACCATACTATGATGATTTAGATTTCATACCCAATGATGATGAACATATACCACCAATGGATATAGATAATTGGAATAGATAGGTTGTTAGTTTTACTCTAACAATCAACCCCTACTCAAAAGGTAGGGGATTTTTTATGTCCAAAAATAAAAGTTATTCACATTTGGTAATTTAAATTTATTTTCGTATATTTAATTTCATAGGTAACTTACTACCCTTATCCGAAATGATAAGTGATATGTGTTAAACCCACAATGGGTGCTTAATCAAAGTAAGTGGAGTGTAATGTGTAAATCATTACTGAACGAAAGTTCAAAGTGGAAACAATGCTGGGATGAAGTCTAAATGCATGAACTACACTTATTCTGGGTAATCATTCACAACATACGGATAAAGGATATCTAAATAGTTTGTGAAGAGTATAGTTACCTTATGGAATAAGTGTATTCAATACTGAACAAAATCTTCTGCATAAACGAATGCAGCAACAGTTAAGCAGTAAAGCTATATTGCTGAAGTGAAAATACTTTAAGAATTATTTGGAAATATCAAAAAAAAGTTGTAACTTCCTGAAAGTAAAGCACTAAGCAAAACTAATAAAGTAAAAAAAGATTTTAAAAAGTAAATACAAAATTGAAAAAGAATGTTTTAACTATATGTTGCTTAATTAATACTCTATCGCTACTTAGCATTATTATATAGAGTGCAACATTTTATAATACAAAGCCTAGTCTGTTTATTGTGCCATTCAGACTAGGCTATTTTTTTTCTGAAATCTTGTATTTATATTTGGCAATATGAAATTATTTTCGTATATTGAATGTATTATAAACTTAAAACAATTAAAAATGAGCACAACTCAAAAAGAAAAATGGGTAGTTCCAACCTACAATGGAATACAATTCACAAAGTATTTAATCTCAACATCAGGTAAATTAGTATCTAAAGCAAATTCAAGTCCTGCTAAGAATAGTAAGAAACCTTTATTTGACAATTACAGAGAAATCAATCCTCTTAAATGTAAGTTAGGTTATGTTACATTTAACATCTATGATGATATGAGTGAAAGACATATTATGTATGGTCATAGACTAATGTGGGAAAGTTTTGTATGTCCTATTACAACAGGTATGGTTATTGACCACATCAATACTGACAGAGATGATAATAGATTAAAAAATCTTCAAATGTTAACTCAGTCAGAAAATCTAATAAAGTATCACACCATAGATAAACCACTTAAAAATCGTAAGAAGTAATGATTTGCATTATTAAAGTTGGAAATATAGTATCAGCAGTGTTAGATATTGTATTCTTAGGTAGAGCCAAAGATATTGCAGGATGGATTGCAATCAAAGTATTCAAAAAACAATCATGTGGATGTCAGGAAAGACAGAGTGCAATGAATGCATTCTTTGGATGTCCAGATGGAATAAAATTATAATATGCAAATTAAAGTATTAACAAAAGAAGAGTCAGATGCATTAGTAGAAAGTTTCTACAAAGAAAGAAAATGTTGGACTACTGAACAAATTATTGCAGATGCAAAGTTTGGTTTATCTTTACCTGGAACAAAGTATCTATTATCACATCAATACGATGGTTTCTTTAAATGGTTAGAAACAGAAGAAGCAAGAGAAATTTGGAATAAAACTCCACACACATTAGAATTAGCAAAACATTATTATGAGAGAACAATTTGATTTTTCAGCATATCAGTTAAACTTACTATTACAAAAAACGATTAGTGATAAGATAACCTTTTCAGGGATTACAAACTGGCATCAATCACATCCTTATTTAAGACTTAACTTTTATAATGGGATACAGATGTCACAATGCTTAGGTGTGTATGTAGGATTAAACCCTGATTACTTATCTACATTTACAAACATAATTGAGATAGGAACTTACAATGGTGGATTGACTAGTTGGTTATTTGACAATCTTAAAGAAGGTGGTAAGTTAATTAGTTATGATATAGATGGAACTATAAACCATACAAATAGAAAAGATATAGACTTTAGAGTAGAGAGTTGTTTTGATGAACAACCATTTAAAGATATCGTAGAACTAATCAAAAGTGAAGGTAGAACATTAGTAGTTTGTGATGGTGGAGATAAACCAAAAGAGTTTAATGTATTTTCGGAATATCTTAAATCAGGTGATGTTATAATAGCACATGACTTTGCAGAGAGTGAAATAGAATGGAAAGAAAAGACAGACTATTGGCAATGGCCTTATGAAGCAGATACTACGCCAGAAAGCATTAAAGAAGGAATAATTAAAAACAATTTAGAACCCTACAAGTATGAAGAAATGAAATTCTTATTGTGGGCAAGTTACATTAAAAAATAAAATAAAATGGAAGAGACAACAATTAAATTAGCAATTGACGAAAGTAAAGTAGATAAAGATGCATTATACTTTATTGATTGGCAGAAGGTAAAAGATGTAAATGATTTATTATTAATTATTGCATCACTAGGTATGTCATTTAGTCCATCACATCCGGCATGGGACCAGATTAAATACCTTGCAGATTTAGATAGACCAATTAAACAAGGACAACCACAACCCACAATGAAAGACTTAACTTTACCTAAATTAAAAAAAGTGAAGTAATGTTAAGTGAAGAACAATTTTTAGAACTTAAAGAAGTCCTATCTACAATTACTGTATACATACCTGAACATCAAGCAGGATACATTTGGGATATGTATACAAAGGTAGCAGGTGACCATGGCGGAAGACCTTGTATGTGTGGTTCCGCAGGTAAGTATTGGAAAGCTGCAGTTGATACATTAAGAAAGTATGTAGATGCTAACGGGTAGTTTAGATTTAAATTGTGAGGAAAGATTAGTCAACCTATATACTAATTCACATAGTTGGTTGATTAAGTATGCATTAAAGTTGACTAAACAAAGAGAGGAGGCAGAGGATTTAGTTGGCGACTTATATGAATATCTTAATAAGAAATGTAATGAAAAGATATTTTGGGGAGATGCATATCATATGTTTTATTGTTATAAGTTTTTAGAAAGCAGATGGATTAATAAAGTAAAGAAACTTAATAAGGTAGTCATAACGGACACACCTATTGATACAGATGAAGTAGAAGAGGAGTATGATATAGAAGGTGATATGAGATTACAACATGGACATGATGATGTAATGAATGAACTAAAAAGATTAAGTGGAACAAAGATGTGGGCAAGTGCCAGAATTTTTGAAATATATTGGACATCAACAGATAAAACTTTAGACGAAGTAGCAAAAGATATAAAGATAAGTAAGTCAACTGTATTTCTTGCAGTTAGAAAGATAAGAAGGTATTTAAAAGAAGTATTAGATAATCCGTTTGAATAAGTTATAGTATGTCATTATGGAAAGTAAAGTTTGACCACAAGAATGGTGAGAATAGAAAATGTAAGTTATGTGGAGAAGAGTTTCATGCAAAGAGACCAGTATGGAGATGTAAACCATGTACCGGAAAGATAAACTTTGAAACTGCAAAGAATAAATATGGTGAAGGTATAATACCAACTGGCAAATGGGCAGGAATGCCACCAAAGAAACCATATCCATTTGACACAAAAAGTGGAGAACCAGGTAAAAGATTTCTTTCAATTCGGACTGCATTAAGTAATGCATGGAAAGAATATAATAAGACAGGAGATAAATCAGTAATCATTGCACACTATGATAAACAATTGAAAGAGATAGAAGAGAATGGTATAATGCATTGGATAAGAGATAGAAGAAGTGATGATATGAGGAAAGAAATGTATGTGAAATCTAAGAAGATGATAAGAAACGATTACCCGGACACTAGAGGATACCATGAATACTAGAATAGATTATCATTATGCACACTTTAACTTTGATTGGAGTTGGATTAAAGATAAAGAAATAGTATTAAAAGGAAATGAATATGCAGGTATGGTAATTATATTAGACCAAAGGGGAAGAGCAGTTGGAATGTATGCATACGAATTAATAAGTGATTATGAAAAAGAATAAAGAGATAGATGAGATATGGGTTTTAATGGGGGCATATATCCTCACCATTGGATTATCTATTGCATGGAGTATACTAACTACAAAATAAACTAAGTAGTGTTTTTAATATATAGAAATCCGAATAAATAACGGGCAAAAACAATTATGGGAAAGTTTGAAGTAGGAAATAAATTAGGTGGAAGAAAACCAGGTTCTTTGAATAGAAGCACAGAACAGGCAAAACTAACTATTGCTAGATTGGCAAATAGAGGATTAGATAATATAATGGAGGACTTTGATAAGATAAGAAAGGACAATCCAACAGAAGCAGCAAAGCTTTATTTAAAATTGCTAGAGTATATTGTGCCTAAGAAATCATCAATGGAGATTAGTGGAGAGATAGACCATAGAATACAACAGGTAAGTATTAATATAAACAGAGCAGATAGTGAACATAGAGATTAATACTACAATTACATTTCAACATTTAGTAGATAGTAAATATAGAGTTACGCATCATATCGGCGGGACTAGAAGTGGTAAAACATTTGGTATCTTGCAGTATCTTATCGTTGAAGCAATTAGAGAGGCACAAACCATTACTATTGTTAGAAGAACTATACCATCCACAAAGAGAACAGTTATAAAAGATTTCATTGACATACTTAAATCAATTGATGTATGGCGTGATGATAATTGGAATGTAAGTGATAGAACTTATAAGTTGCAAGATAGTTTAGTTCAGTTTATTAATTCTGATGACCCTGAGAAGTTAAGAGGTTTAAAATCAGACATACTCTTTATAGATGAGGCAAGTGAGATAGATGAGGAAAGTTATTTTCAGCTAAGTATTAGAACAACGGGTAAGATAATACTTGCATACAATCCTACGGTAAGTCCCTTTAATTGGTTAAGACAAATGCAAGATTGTGAGAGATTTGTTACAACATACAAAGACAATCCTTACATACCAAAAGAAATGATTAAAGCAATTGAGGATTTACAATTCACATCACCTAAAAAGTATTTAATCTATGGTAAAGGTGAGTTTGCTGCAAATGAGAAAGCAATCTATAAGTTTGACATTGTTGATGACTTTGAAGCAGACTTTGTTGCATTCGGATTAGATTGGGGTTATTCACAAGACCCAACCGCAGTAGTTGCTGTTTATAAGAATGGTAATGATTTATATTTGGAAGAGGTATTGTATGAAAGAGGATTAGTAATGAATGATATAATAACTGCACTAAATAAAAAAGACATAGATAAGTCTTATGAGATATGGTGTGATAGTTCAGAACCGAGAAGCGTAGAGGAATTGTATAGAAGTGGATTTAATGCAAAACCTGTTAAGAAAGGTCCTGATAGTATTAAGTTTGGTATATCAGTCATGCAGAATTATAATATACACATACTTAAATCATCAACCAATTTAGTTAATGAGATGTATGCTTATCAATATGCATCAGACAAACACGGATATACAACGGATAATCCAGAGTCGGGACTTGACCACTTACTGGATGCTGCTAGATATGTTGCAATGATGAAACTAACACAGAAGGCAACAACGAAAGGTAAGTATGCAATCACAATAGGAAATGTAAAGTATTAATATGGAACAGAGTTGGACAGAAAGTGAAATAAGAGAATTAATAATATATGCAAAGAGATTGCAAGGTGAAGTAGATGATGCAAATGCAAAACTGATAATGATGAATGCTGCATTAGAAAGAGAAGAGAAAAAAGTAATTAGATTAAATAACATGATAAAATTTTTAACAAATGGTGCAGGAAATAGAACTTAGTATACCACAATCGTATGCAGATATAACTTTAAAGAAATGGTTAGACTTGCAAGAACAAATGCAATCGTATAAAGATGATGAAGAGGCAGTGAATGCAATTATGTTGTATCACTTATGTGGATTAGATGCAAATTGGATTAATGGTTTAGACATAGACTCATTCAATAAGATAATGGCAGAGCTAAATAAATTTTTGTCTAATACTGATTTACCCTTGCAAAGATTTGTAAAGATAGATGGTGTTGAGTATGGATTTGAACCTAACTTATCTGAAATGTCTTATGGTGCATATGTGGATATAAGTAAATTTGAAACATTTAGTATAGATAAGAATTGGTCTAAGATAATGAATATACTATATAGGCCTGTAATTAAAAAGAATGGTGACATGTATCAAATCAAACCTTATACAATAGGTGAAGATGAGAGTAAGTGGTTATCAGTTGGAATGGATATACACTTTGGTGCCTTGTTTTTTTTTGTTCATTTGTCAATAGACTTGTTCAGTTCTACCCTGAAATCTTTGAAGGAGGAGGAGCTTCCTCCCAACATCAAGTTAATTTTGGAAAAAAGTGGGGAGCTTATTCATCGATTTACGAACTCGCCGAAGGAAACATTACTAAGTTCGGTGAAATCCTAACTATGCCTTTAGAACAATGTTTACTTTACTTATGTTATAAAGCAGATAAATCTCTATTAGAAGGCATATTACATAAAGAAGCATTAAAGAAAAACCAATAACTATATTTTAGGATTGGATTGTTTTTAATAAAAGAAATCCACAATGGGAAGATGGTCTAATAGTCGTAATGGTAATTTAAGATACTCGGTTAATCGTGAGAATAACTCGGGTATATACATAGGGCCAACTAGAGGTCTATCAAGTCCTAAGAATAGCAGAAGAGCATGTCTATGTGTGCATAGTGATACTTATGATGTGAAGTGTTGTAGAGGTGCATTGATGTCACAAGGGATAGGACAAATACAAGGTGTTGAATTTATTCCACAAGATTTAGGAGCATTCTCTTTTGGATTTAGTGATGGATTTGAAATTGATTAAAAATAAATAACTGATATGGCTATATTAACTAAAGCACAATTACAAGCGGCAAACTCATCATCGTTTCCGAATAATAACTCACAACTAATTACTCCACAAGTTTTGCGTGATTACAATACAAATGTAATTGACACACTTGTAGATAGTTTAGATACAGGTAGTTTTGCTAGAACGGATATTACAAACGACTTCACTCAAACAAATAATTTTACTTCTATATCTGCATCTGCATTTGTATCAGCAAGTAACTTTGTAGGTGATGGTTCTAAATTAACAAACATAACTGCATCTACTGCATTACCTATATTAGACGAAGGTGTCTTACAAGGTTTTGCTACATCAATGAACTTTACGGGTAGTGCCATAAGTGCGAGTGTAATTGCAGGAACTGCGTTAGTGCAAGTAAACATAGAGGGTGCTGGGTTTGTAACCACTGCATCTTTTAATGCATTTACTTCATCTACAAATACATCTTTAACTAATTTAAATGCTTCATCAGCATCTCAGCAAGTAAGTATTAACGCATTGAACACATATACTGCTTCACAAGATAGTTCTTCTATTGTAAACTCTATTGCTGAATTAAATACTTTTACAGCATCTGCGGACATTAGATTAAATAATATTGAACAAACTACTGCAAGTTTAAACTCATCTATATCTCAATTGAATGCAAGTTCTGCATCCCAACAGATTAGTATAAATGCATTGAATGTATATACTGCATCACAATCGACTGCAAGTATAGTAAATAGCATTACTGAATTAAACGCATTTACTGCATCACAAGAGATATACAATAATGCGATATCAAATAAAGTAACTAGTTTAGAAATAGCAACCGCTAGTTTATTCACATCGGTAGCTAATTTAAATCAATCATCGGCATCTCAACAAATTAGTATTGATGCTCTTAATACAAATAGTGCAAGTGTTAATACATCTATATCTGCATTAAATACTTTTACTGCATCTCAATCAACTGCTAGTTTAGTAACATCAATTGATAACTTAAATACATTTAGTGCATCTGCGTTAGTTTCTATTAGTAATTTAAACTCTGCTACTGCAAGTTTATTTGGTAGTGCTAGTTTAGCATTGACAACTGCATCATTCGATAACGGAACTCGTAACTTAACATTTACAAAAGGTGATAACCAAACCTTTAGTGTTAATATACCAGATGTATCAGGTAGTGCAGGAACATTCGTAACAACTGCATCATTCAACGCATATACGCAATCGAATGACCAAAGAGTTAGTTCTTTGGAAACAAATAGTGCAAGTGTAAACACATCTATTGCAAATATCAATACGACTACTGCAAGTTTAAATACATCAGTAAGTGCTTTAAATACATTCACTGCATCTCAATCAACTGCATCGTTAGTAACCTCAATAGATAACTTAAATACTTTTTCAGCATCTGCATTAGTATCAATAAGTAATTTAAATTCGACAACTCAAAGTTTAAATACATCAGTAACTAATTTAAATTCAGCTACTGCTTCTCTTTTTGGAAGTGCTAGTTTATCTTTATATACTGCATCAGCAGTTGGAAATACAATTACTTTCACAAAGGGTGATGCATCTACTTTCAATGTAAGTGTAATAGCAGCACCGATAGATACAGGTAGTTTTGCAACTACTGCTTCATTTAATGCATATACACAATCTAATGATGATAAAGTAAATAGTTTAATTAACGCAACTGCATCTTATGCAACATCTGCAATCACTGCAAGTTCATTAATAACTGCATCTGCAGTAGGTAACACAATAACTTTCACAAAAGGTGATGCATCTACATTTAATGTAAGTGTAGCATCAACACCAATAGATACTGGTAGTTTTGCAACAACTGCATCATTCAATGCATACACACAATCGAATGACCAAAGAGTAAGTAGTTTAGAAACGAATAGTGCAAGTGTAAACATATCAATAACTAATTTAAATTCAGCTACTGCAAGTTTATTTACTTCTGCTAGTTTAGGTTTAACAACTGCATCATTTAGTGGAAATACTTTAACATTTACAAAAGGTGACTCATCTACATTTGGTGTAGTAATTCCTGATGTTAGTGGTAGTGCAGGAACAACAATATTTGAAGTAGTTTATACTGGTGAGAATATAACTAAAGGTGACCCATTATATATTAGTGGTAGTCAAGGTGCAAACCCAAAAGTATTCAAAGCAGATGCAGCAGTTCCGGCTAAGATGCCAGTAACATTTGTTGCAAATGAAACTATTGGTGTAAACAATACAACCAATGCAATTGTATTAGGTTTAATAGAAGGAATAGATTTGACAGGATATGTAGCAGGTCAATCAATATATGTAGCAGAAGGTGGTGGATGGTCTGCATCTTTACCATCAGGAAGTAATTCAGTTACTCAATTATTAGGAGTAGTAACCAAAGGTGGTAGTGGTGGAAAAGGATTGGTATTAAACCCAGGTCCTGCACAATTACCAGGTTTAGATACAGGATATATGTGGGTAGGTGGAACAACCAATCAACCGGTTGAAATAACTACTGCATCGTTTGCAAGTAGTGCATCATTCAATTCATATACTTCATCTAACGACCAAAAGGTAGATAGTTTAATTGCAGCAACTGGAAGTTATACGACTACTTCTTCATTTAACGCATATACTTCTTCTACTGATGGTAGATTGAATAACATTGAAACAACTACTGCGAGTTTACTAATTGAAACTGCTAATTTAGAAACATTTAGTGCATCCGCATTAATCTCTATTAGTAATTTAAATACTACAACTGCAAGTCTTAACACTTCTGTTAGTAATTTAAATACATTAACATCATCGTTGGCAACAACAGGTAGCAATAACTTTGTTGGAAATCAAACTATAACAGGTAGTTTAATATTAAGTTCATCTGCAACAATTGAATTACAAGTTATAGGTAACTCCACATTCACAGGTAGTGTAGGAGGTAATGTTGTTTCGGCAAGTATTACATCTAATACTGCATCAATTGATTTTAATTTAGGTAACTACTTTGAAGTAACATCTTCTGTAACTCCATTACACTTAAATGTAACAAACATAACTCCTGGTAGAACATCTACTTTGATATTAAGTGCAAGTGCAAGTTCATCAATCCGTTTCTCACCAAATGTTGCACAACCATCAGGTAGTGCATATTCTGGAAGTTTAGGAAGTATTGATGTTCTATCATTGGTTGCATTCAATACATCAAAAGTAAATTTAGTATCAACTAAAGCATTAGTATAATATGATATTTCAAAACTTTGGATTTAATAGACAAATATTAGCACCAGTAGCTGGTTCATATGTGACAGATGGTTTACGAATATATGTAGATGCAACAAATTCAGCATCTTATCCAGGTTCAGGAAGCACTTGGACAGATTTAAGTGGATATGGCAACAATATGAGAGTGAGTGCAAGTTTTGCATCATCACCAATTCCAACCTTACAATTTCGTAACACACAAGTTCAAAATAGAGCTAGTGCAAGTTATACTTTAACAAGTGATTTCACTACTGAGGTTTGGGTAAATTGGAGTGGTTCTGTAAGCGGATTATTTTCACGTATGACTTCATACGGACCTGGTGATAATTTTGAACAAGCTATTCAACCAACAGGTAAGTTTAATTATTTCCCAGATAGTGGATGGAATACAAATGCAGGTAATCCAACATTTACATCAGGTCAATGGACACAATTTGCTTCAACAAAAACAGGAAGCACCTTTAAAATGTATATGAATAGCACTCTCATAAGAACAGGAACAATTTCCACTTCAGCAGGCACATTATTTTGTGTAGGAAATAGATATAAAAGTGAACCTGCAATTCCAACAGAGGGTATAATTGGAGACATATCAATTGTTAGAATGTATAATAAAGCTTTATCAGATGCAGAAATTACAACAAATTGGAATGCAGACAGGAGTAAATTTGGCCTTTAACACAAATTAAAAATAACTATAAAATCAAAAAACATTGTTTTTAATAATATAAACCAAAAAAATATGAACGCAAAAAATGTATTAAATAAGATTGTAGAGTTTTTATCAACTAACGAAGTTGAATTAACTTATGCTAAATTAGCAGACGGAACAATCGTAGAAAGTAAAACATTCGATGTAGGTGAAGAACTTTTTGTAGTTTCTGAAGATGGAACTAAATCTCCAGCACCTAACGGAACACATGACTTAATGTTGAAAGATACAGAAGGTAATGAAACTCTTTTGAAAGTTATCACAGAAGATGGTAAAATTGTAGAAAGAGAGAATGTAGAAATGGCTGACGAAGACGCTGAAATGATTGAAGAAAAACCAATCCCATCAGTAGGCAACGAAGACAAGAAAAATGTAATGCCAGACTCAGAAGGTCAAGTTAAATCAGGAACATTAAAAATGGAAGAAGAAACTGAAGAAGTTGAAACTTTACCTGAAGATGCTGAAGCAGAAGACGAAGCTGGTGAAGACAAAGAAGTAGATATGGGTAAGAAAATGGAAGAAATGGCTTATCGTATCGATGAGATGGAAAAGAAAATGAAAATGATGGAAACAATGATGCCTCCTGTAAATTCAGAAGTAACTGAAGAAATTGCTGGTATCAAAATGGCTGAGATTGATGAAGAAGAGTTACCAAAATTAGATGGTGCTCCAATCGAAGACCCTAATTCTATTATGAAATTTGAAACAAACAGAAAAAATTATGGTAAGAAATTACAAGACCCACAATCTTCTTTCTTATCAAGATTATATAATTAAAAATATTAAAAAACAAAAAACGAATTAACATGAACAAAATTCAAAAATTCGGCACAATGCCAGAAGGTATCGGCCCAACCGGTAACTCTTCATACGCAGGTGAAGCCGCAAGTGGATATATCGCAGCCGCGTTATTATCTGCAAACACTTTGGATAAGAAGTTAGTAACGATTATGCCTAATGTAAAATACAAAAGCGTAATCCAAAAACTTGCTTTATCCTCTTTGATTTCAGATGCATCTTGTGATTTCAATCCAACTGCAACTGCATCAATCTCTGAAAGAGTTTTAACTCCAGAAGAATTCCAAGTTAACTTACAATTATGTAAGCAACAATTCGTTCAATCATGGGAAGCTTTACAATTAGGTTTCTCTGCATTTGACGAAATCCCTAAGAACTTTAACGACTTCTTAATCTCTTATGTTGGTGGTAATGTGGCTCAAGCTGTTGAACAATCTATTTGGCAAGGTGACACTGCAACAAATGGTCAATTCTCTGGTTTTGAAACATTATTCTCTGCTTCAGTAGCATTAGCTGCATCTGACTCAGTTTTACCTGCAAGATTAACAGGTGGAACATCTGCTATTATCTCTGGTAGTGTAACTTCAGCGAATGTAATCCAAAAATTACAATCAGTAGTTGAAACTATCCCTACAACTGTATATGGTAAGCAAGACTTAGTTATCTATGTAGGAACAAATGTAGCAAAAGAATACCAATTAGCAACTGCTGGTTTAACTTCAACAGGTACTACATTGGCTAACGTGGGTGCGAATGGTTACCAAAATCAATTTGTAATTGGTGAAAAACCATACAACTTTAATGGTATTGATATCGTATTATGTCCTGGTATGTCTGACAACAAAATCGTTGCAGCACAAAAGAGCAATTTGTTCTTTGGAACCGGCCTTTTAAGCGATATGAACGAAGTTAAAGTAATTGATATGGCTAACATTGATGGTTCTCAAAATTATAGAATTATCATGAGATACACTGCTGGTGTTCAGTTTGGTATCGGTCAAGACATCGTTTACTACGGAGCTTACTAATAAAAACTAATTAAAGGGTGGGTTAAACACTCACCCTTTTTAATAACAAACTAAATAATAATAACATGGCTTACACATCAGGACAATGCGTATTATCAGCAGGTAGAAAGGAAGTATGTAAAGAAAGTGTTGGTGGTTTACAAGGTGTATACTTTATAAACTATTACACTGCATCTGCAGCAACTGACTCTAACGATTTGGTAACAGCATTAAACAATCCATCAGGTAGTTCGGTTTATTATTATGAACTTAAAGGCAATTCTTCTTACACAGAAACAGTTAACTCTTCTAGAGAGAATGGAACAACATTCTTCCAACAAGAATTGACATTAAACTTAAAGAAGTTGACTAACGAGATGACTACGCAGCTTAAACTTATGGCATACGGGCGTCCCAAGGTTGTAGTTTGGACTATGAATGGTGAAGCATTACTTATTGGTAACAAAGAAGGATGTGATGTAACTGCAGGAACTATTCAAACAGGTGGAGCATTGGGTGACCTTTTCGGTTATTCAGTAACTCTTACAGGTTTAGAAAAAGAACCAGCTTACTTCTTATCTGGAAGCACAGTAAATAACCCTTTTGCAGGTTTATCGGTTCAACCAACTATTGTTTACGGTTCATAATTAATATTGTGAATTAAAATATTGAAACCCTACTCTTTTGAGTGGGGTTTTTTTGTTTCATAACTATTTTTACCAAACTCATTGTTTTTATTATATAAAACATAGATAATGCAGAGTTATTATATATCACAGAGCAACTCATATACCTTTAGAACACAACCTACGGCATCTACATTAAACGAATTCACAATGTCTTTGACTGATATGATGGGTTTAAATACATTTACCGCATCATTAAGTGGTATCACATACGAAGGATATGAAAGTTATATTGGATTTACTGCCAGTATTTCTGGAACATTTCCAGGTGATGAATATCGTGCAGTTCTATATAATGGAACACCATCAGGCAGTGTAGATATATGGAGAGGAACATTCCAAGTATATAACCCAACTACTGCAGAAAAATCAGAATACGAAAACCAAATACCGCCAATAACATCACATGAAAGTGAGAACAAGTATATAATCTATAACTAATATGAAAGGGAAACAAAACTTCGCAATAGTAAATGTAAACAATAATCAACTTCCTATAATTCAAGAGGATACTAAAACTCGTTATACATGGGTGCCGTTTGGTGTTTATGGACAAGATGATTTTTTTGATGCAATTATATCAGCGTTCAATGTATCAACAACTAATGCAGCATCTGTTGAAGGTATTGCAGATTTAATATATGGTAAAGGAATTTATTCTAAGAATGAAGCATTTAATGAAATTTTAAATAAACTTTTACCACAAGAAGAATTGAAGAAAGTATCATTTGACTTAAAGTTATTTGGTAATGCAGCATTTCAAGTATATTGGGATGAAACACATACAAAGATTAAAAAAATGTATCATGTTCCAGTTCAAACACTTCGTGCTGAAAAACTATATGGTAATCCAAAGATAGAAAATTACTATTATTGCACGGATTGGAATGATATGAAAAAAGTAAGAGATAAAAAGAAAATACCTGCATTTGAAACTTCTAATGAAAAGATGGAAATACTTTACATTAAGAATTATTGTCCAGGTTTATATTATTATTCCCTACCTGATTGGATATCAGCTTTACAATTAGCAATGTCTGATGGTGAAATCTCTAATTTACACTTTAATAACATTACTAATGGTTTCTTACCAGCAGTGATGATTAACTTTAATAATGGAGTTCCTGCACCTGAAGAAAGAGAAACTATTGAGGATTTAATACAGGCAAAGTTTACAGGAACAGATAACGCAGGTAGATTTATGGTTTCATTCAACGATGATGTGACTACTAAACCTACAATCGACACAATTAATGTAGAAAACTTACATGAAAAGTATGATTATGTTGCAGAATATGTTCAAGATAGAATATTAGTTGCACATAGAGTAACCTCACCTTTATTATTTGGTATTAGAACAAAGAACAATGGTTTTAGTTCACAAAGTGAAGAAATGAAGACGGCATTTAGTATCATGCAAACAATGACTATTGCACCTTTCCAAAACTTAATTTTAAATACTTTAGATTATGCATTAGCATGTTCTGGATATACGGATACTGAATTATACTTTGAACAATTGACTCCATTAGTAATCCTTTCTCAACAGGCAGAAGAAACTGGTAAATCAGTTGAGCAAGTTGAAGATGAAACTAATAAGTCTATGGAAAATCCTGCAACACAAGAAGATAATACGGATGCAGTGGTGAATGAACCAATACCGGATGCAGAACCACAAAGATTTAAGATGCCAACAATTTTATCAAAAGAATACGAAATATACAAATAATATGAGCTACGCTTTATTCATTAACAGAAACGATATCATAAAGAACTCAATACTTCAGGGTTCAATAGATGCAGATGCTTTGTTGCCATTCGTTAGAACGGCACAAGATAAGTATTTAAAGAACTTATTAGGAACAGTTTTATTTGATTATCTACAAGCACAAATAAGTGCAGGGACAGTTGGTAATCTATCGGTTTATTATCAAGACTTATTGGATGACCATATTAAATACACTTTATTGTGGTATGCTTGTGTAGAATACATTCCATTTAGTTCAATTCAATTTAAATCTAATGGTGCAGTAAAACAGGCAAGTGAACAAGGAACTGCTCCAGCAAAGAATGAGATTGATTATCTTTTACAAAAGGCAACCAATAATGCAGATTATTATGCTTTAAGATTACAAAACTATTTAATTGCATATTCAAATAACATTCCGCAGTATTTAGAAAGTGTTGGAAATCAAACTCAAATCTATCCAGACCAATCAAATCAATATTGGTCAGGTATACAATTATAACAAACTATGGCAGCAATCGTTCATAATTCAGGAATTAATTACTCATTGTATTATAATGTTTTAAATTATTTTAAAACTATAATGACAAACCACCCTTCCATTGAAATGGTATCACAGGGTGCATTGAGTGATGTTGACTATGATGAGTTTCCTAACTATCCAATTGGTAATGTAAATATTATACAAACGAATTGGGGAACATCTACAACTGATTATCAAATACAATTGATAATAGCAGATAAAGTTAAAAATAAAAATAACGAAAGTAATCCTGAAACAAATGAGATTACAATTCCATTTTATAAAAGAGATGATTTAGTTGATATTCATGCAAACACATTGAGTATCTTAAATGATTTAACTTCATATACTCAAAGAAGTGTAGATGGATTTGAAATCAATACAGAAATTGTATGTGAACCTTTTAGTGATAGGTTTAACAATGGATTAGCTGGGTGGAGTGCAACATTCACACTTACCACTCACAATGACAAAAATCGTTGTCTTTTTTTTTTAATTGACCCGAACTTTTTAGGATATAGAATAACGGATTGTATTACAGGTATTCCTTATAATGCAATTATATCGGTTGGTGAGGGTCAGAACATAGGTGGAGCATTTGCAACTAAAATAAATTCAGCATTACCTGCAGACTATGGTAATTTAAAATGTTTTAGTGTAGGTGAAGGATTAGAAGAGGCTAATTGGGATTTAGTAAATATTCCAATGGTAGATTGGCCACAATCAAACTTATTCAATTGTGATGAGTGTGAGTTGTGGATAGAACCAAAGATATGGAATACTACACCAGCAAAATGGAGTGGTGTGTATGGTGATTTTAGAACATGGATAACAGATTAAAAATAAAATAATAATATGGGAAATTTAAGTAATCAATATATCTCACAATCATTTCAATCTCTACTTCATTTAGGTAGTGATACGACTGCATCTGCAACTTTGACAGAGATACAAGATGCATTAGGAAATGGAATAGGTGTTTTTGTAAATACTGCAGGTAATTTAAAAGTTAATAATCATATTAGTGCATCTCAAGTAAGTGCATCTATACTAAATGGTTTAGGTAATCCATTTGATTTCAGTTCATCAGTATCTACACAATTATATGCATTAGAGAATGTAACTTCATCTTTAATCAATCAAACTGGAAGTTATGCAACTACTGGCTCGAATACTTTTATAGGAAATCAAAATATTACAGGTGATGTTGAAATAATAGGAACTTTAAACGCAACAAGAATAAATACTTTGATTGAGTCATCATCCGTTATATTCTCATCTGGGTCTAATATTTTGGGAGATAGCACTTCGGATATACAAACACTCAACGGATTAGTTAGAGTGTCAGGAAGCAGTCAAATAACGGGCTCTATGGGTATTAAAGGAGAAGTATCAGCATCTTACATATCATCATCTAGAATACAAGGATTAGGTGCAGGAACTGTAACTGATTTTAGTTCATCAATTGCAGCTGAATTTTATACGAATACACAATTAATATATAGTTTCACAGGCTCAATTTTACAATTAAATGTTGCAACACAATCTTTATACTCATCAGTTGCATGGCTAAGTGATTTTACAGCATCACAAGAAATTTATAATACTAATAATAATAGTAAATGGTCTACATTATCTGTTTTTACTGCATCAATTGCAGGCACAAATCAATTTACATCAAGTATAAAAACTTATACAGGCAGTAATGATACGAAATGGAATACATTAGAACCTTTAACTGCATCTTTTAGTTCTTCAATAGGACAATTAAATGCATTTACTTCATCTCAAAATACAAAGAATGTAACTCTTGCACAATTTACAGGTAGTGTAATGAATACGACTGCATCATTAAATACTTTTACTTCATCTATTGCAGGAACAAATATATTTACTGCAAGTATAAAAACTTATACAGGTAGTATGAATTCTTATACAAGTAGCAATGATACAAAATGGACAACATTACAAAATGTAACATCATCGTTAATTGCAAAAACAGGAAGTTATGCAACAACTGGAAGTAATGTTTATACAGGTAGTCAAACAATAACAGGAAGTGTATATGGTAATGTAATAGATTTAACTATAAGTTCTCAAACAGCCAGTATGGACTTATCAAAATCAAATTTATTTACATTGACATTAGTATCTGGAAGTGCAACACAATTAGTTGCAACAAATGTTAGTAAAGGACAAACTACAAACATATTGATACAACAACCGGCAGTTGGTTTTGGAACTATTTTCTTTAATTCAACATTTAAATTTCCATCAACAACACCATATCAAGCTACAGCAGTTAGTTCATCTAAAGATATAGTAACTATAATTTCTTTTGATAGTAGTTCTTTATACGCTTCATCTGTAAAACAACTTGTATAATGAGATTTTCACCTTTTGCTTTTGTTGCACCAGCAAATATAACTGCTAATTTATATTTTGATGTTGATAATCAAGCATCTTATGTATCTGGTAGCACTTCTTGGAATAATATTGGTGTTACTGGATATCAAAATCCATCTTACGGTTTATTGGTATCATCATCTTGGTATAATGTTGACACAACTGGGTCATATATTCAAGTTCCAAATAATACAAATCTTGCATTTCCAGATGTATTAGGCAATTTGCCAACCACTACAACCTATATTTATGAAGTTGATTTATCACCTTCTTTTAGACTAATGGGAAGAGACAATTTAGCACAAGACTATTGGTGTAATGTAAATTCTGGATTTTTTGGTGCACAAGAAAGTTTTTTTTCTTATCAATCAACATTAGCATTAACACCACAAATGCAAAATCAATTTTTCTATTTATCGGTATTAAATAAACCAAATCCTGCATTGTATGGTGATGTTTTTTACTCAACATCATTGGATAATTTTAATACTGTTTATCAAGTAAACTTTGGCCCTGCTAAATACTTTTCTGTTGCATTTGAGCAGTTAGTGTGGTTAGCAACAGGTATAGGTAAAGTAAAAAGTATAGCAGGATATTTTAAAGAATTATCAACTGCAGAATTACAAAATTATGTATTAAAAGGACCTGTTATATAAAATGGCAACTTTAGCACAATTACAAAGAAAGCAAAAGACTATCGTTGATGTATTAGTCAAACAGGTAGTAGATAAAGCACCTATAAAAACTGGTAGATTAAGGAAATCACTTAAAAAAGCAAATACAGTAAATACTGTCTTAGAAAATACAGGTGGTTTTTCTAAAAACATTCCTATACAATCATTTGAGTTTTCTATAAACTATGCACCTGATGATGCACCATATGGTAAATATTGGAATGACCCAACTCTTGCAGATAATGTAAAGAAAGGTAAAACTAAAAATATTCCTCAATCAATTAACTTTGCAGAGAAAGCAATATTAACTCCTGAATTTCAAAAAGGATTGGATGATTTATTAGATTTAATTGGTGAAAGTATTGCAGATAATGTTGTAAGAGAGTTAGAATAGAGTATCACATACTTTTTTTGATTTAGTGGTTTTTATATAAAGGAAATATAAATGGCTTTATCATTACTACAAACACCAGCAACTGCATCTTTAGCACAATCACCGATTATATTTTCGGTATTGGAAAACACACCAGTATACACTTCTTCTTCATTTCAATATATAGGAGAACTTTACTTTTGGACAGGTTCGCAGTTTCAATCATCATCTCTTGCAAATTACACAATAGCTAAATTCCCAAACACATTAGGTTCAGGTATTTTTGACTTAAATAGAATTATCAATTCTACTCTTACTGATTTAGCAATTGCTAATACATCATCTGTCGAATACTTTGCAGTTGATTTTTATTATCAATGGTTATCAGGTAGCACTTATGTGACTGGTTCTCATTTAAAAACATCAACATATAAAGCATTGGATGGTTATGGTGTGTTTCCTCAACCAATAGGACAACCATTATTTACATCATCAATATATTGGCCTTTAATGACTGATGGGCCTACAACTCAATCTGCATTTATAACTAACAAAGGAATGTCAGGAGTATATACAGGTGATATTGGTTCAACACAACCTACAAAAGTAGTTTATACTTCTAATTTAGGAACTGCAGATTATGCAGTTGCAACTAATGCATCATCTTCTGGCCAGATTGTAGGATATCCAATAGGCCCTGCACAAAGTGGTTTCCCTCTTTCTACAATAGGAATGGAATGGTTTTCAGTTCAACCTTATGCAAGTTCAACACCATTAGGTAGTGCAATTAGATATGAATTAACATGTGAACAAAAATATCCAAATGTAAGAATAAAATGGAAGAATAGATTTGGTCAGTTTGATTATATGAATTTCAATATGATAAGTAAAAATTCATTTACAACTGAAAAAAGATTATATCAACCACAATTAGGAACATGGGAAAGTTCTACACTATCTTATCAATCATATGATACTGCAAATCAGGCATACATTGTAGATAGTAAACAAGGATTGAGTGTAAATTCAAATTGGTTATCACAAGATTACAATGATATTTTAAAACAATTATTAGTAAGTGATGAGATTTATTGGGTATATGATGAGGCAAACAATTTAGTTAGACCTTTGACTATTACAACTCAAAATGTAGTATTTAAAACAGGTGTGGTAGATAAAGTAATTCAATATCAATTTGAGTTCCAATACGGCCAACCTTATAAATTAATCATGTAATGGGAATAATTTCTACTCAAGCATTTACTTTTAGATTAGTAGCAAACGGAACACAGTTAGACATATTTGAAGATGAAGATATAAAATTATCAAATAATGTAACTGGCTTGTTTGACATAGGACAATTACCATCTGATTTTACAAGACAGATAACCCTACCTGGAACAAAAGTAAATAATGCATTCTTCGAACATGTATACGATATTAGTATTGAAAATCCATTTCTATTTGCAACGAATATAAAAGTTCCTGCATATTTTGATTTTGACTCAGTTTATCTTGCAAATGGATACATTCAATTAAATAAAGTAAATGTAATTGCAAATAAATTTATTGACTCATACGAAGTAACTGTTTATGGAACTCTTTCCTCTTTTGGTAGAGATATTAATAGAAACTTTTTAACTGATTTAACTTCTCTTTCACAATACAATCACACTGCATCTTATGATAATATTTCAGCAAGTTGGAGTGGAAATTTATTTAATGGAGATATAGTTTATCCACTTGCCGATTATGGTAGTGGATATACATTCACACAAGGTGCATTGAATTTATTTGGTGTAGATGACCAAGATGGTGCATTGTGTGTTCAAAACTTCAAACCTGCAATTAGAGTTAAACCTGTGATGGATGCAATCTTTGCAGAAGCAGGATATACATACTCATCTTCATTTATGAACCAATCATTTTTAGATGATGTTTATATGATTTGTAATTATGGATTAAAATATCCCGAATTTGCAGGTATTGATTTAGAAACATATGGTAAAATAAAAGTAGGTGCAGTATCAGGTAGTGGTATGACAGACATCACCCTTGCAAGTGGTAGTTGGACAACTTTACCTTGGTATAATAAATTATCTGACCCACAAAACTTTTACAATAATGGTGCATATACAGTTGAGAAAACAACTAACTTAAAAGGTGCATTAAACATAAACATAAATGTAAGTTGCTCGGTAAATAACATGCCAGGTACACTTTCTGCAAATGGAACATGGCAGTTAAGAATGTTAGAAACAGGTAGTTTAACACCATATTCTACACAAGCAGTATCATCGTATATTAATTTCTTTGACCAATTACAACAAAGCAGACAAGGTGGTATCAATACAACATATGAATTAGCAAGTGAGTTTAAATTCAATACTATTCCATCTGGTAGTTATTATTTTCAAATAAGACAAAGTCCTAATTTTGCAACAGGTAGTTTACCACTAGTGACATTAGACCCACAAGGAACAACTAAATCTTTTATAGAAATTAGAGAAGTTAAACAGGCAGCTGATGGTAGAATAATGGATATACCTTCTAATATGCCATATGGAACAACAGGTATTAAACAGATTGATTTTATATTAGGATTACAAAGAAAGTTTAACTTAGTAATCTATCCTAATAAAACTAAATTAAATGAATTTATAATTGAAACATTTAATGATTTTTATAAGAGAGGTGAAGTAAAAGATTTTAATAAATACATTAACTTAGATAAAAATATAGAAGTAATTCCTGCAAATAACCTTGCAGTTAATAAATTAAACTTTGGAGATACTTTAGATACTGATTATATTTCTCAACAATTTAGCAAACAGGCAAATAGAGAATATGGTAAGCAATATTATATTGACACTACTAATTTCTATTCACAAGGTGAGTATAATGTAAAAACTACATTTGCATCAGACCCATTGATTAGAATTGCAGGAACAGGTTTATCTGGAAGTGTTGGTGGTATCAATCCTCCTATATCACAATATAGTGCAGGTACTTGGCAATTTACATCAGGTGGTGCAATATATGCATGTAGTTCACCAATAGAAATAGAAATATTTACAGCAAATGGTTTATTAACAACGGGACAAACAGCATATGTAGACGAATATGGAGTAACCCCATTAACTGGATACACTTATTATAGTAATGGAACTATAATTTATAAAATCAATTCTATAACCGGGGTATTAGAAGCAGGTGTATCACTTTGTAGAAGATAAAAAATAACTTATGAGTCAAATTATACCAATATACATACCAACATTCATTGGTGACCAAAATTACAATCCAACGAGAGTTTTACCACATATTTATTTTTATAACGGATTGATAGATTGTGAAACTTACTGGATTGAAAGTGGTTCGGCTACTTTTGGTGGTGTAACATTTCAACAAAATGCATTTCCTTATTTTGACAATTATAATGTAGTATCAGGTAGTTTCCCTACAACTGATAGTTTATCATTACTTTTTAATAATGAACTTGCATCATATGGTGAAATGCCAACTAACAATTTATACACTACTTATTGGGAAAGATATGTAAGTTTACTTTATAATCCATATACTAGATTATTAACTTGTGAAGCAATTATTCCTTTAGCTGATTATGTAAAAATGGAATTGAATGATGTGGTAAACTTTAGAGGTAACTATTATCATTTAAGAGCAATAAACGATTATTCACTTAAAACAGGTGAATGTAGTTTACAATTATTAGGCCCTATTATAGCTGATACTATTTCTGATGCACAACCAGAACCACCTCCACCACCAACCCCAGATGCAACTGCATCAATACATTTAGAAGAATATAATGCAAGTCCAACTGCATTCATAGACGCTAATTTATTTGTATCAGGTACTTCGTATTTCTTTAGTGGTGATTTCACACAATCTATTTCAGGTGGAACTGTTGCAAATGTAACATTGGAAGGTAAAGATGGTGGTTCAACTGTATGGGGCCCGTATACTACGGCATCTGCAACACTAACAACTTTTGATAATGGAGCATTAATAACAAGTTCAACACAATTTATTTATTCGGGTAGTGGTGACATAAACATTACATTCCCAACTACATTTACCGCAGGAAATAATATCACAATTTCAGGTAGCACTAATGTTATACAAACTGGAAGTTGTTGCACTCCAACGATTACTTCTGCATCAATTAGTGGAGCAGATATTAGTATTTTCTTTACAACAGGTAGTGAATGTTCAGGTTGCACTGCAACAACAATACAAACTTCATTAGATGACTCAACATGGGGTGGAAACAATACTGCAGGATGTAATTCTCCAAGAGTAATTACTGCACCTACTGCATCAACATATTATAGAATGTATGAAACTTGTGGAGCATTAACATCATCATTCTCTAACTCATATTATTATTCAATAAGTAGTGTATACGAATATAATGGATGTGGTAGAGGTGATAATGTAGCACAAGCATGTAGTGATGCATCAAATAATAGAACATTCTATTCAGATTGTGATGGTGCTTCATTTGGGGTTGGATGTTATGTTTATGTTGATACATTCCCTAACCCATTAACAGGATATAATAATGTATTTATGTATGGCTCAAGTTGGGATATCAGTCCAGTAACAGGTATTGTAATAGCACTTTCATCAGAGCAGTGTTAATTCATTACTTATTTATTACAATAAAGTTGTTTTTAATATATGATACCAATAATAATAAGCATTTTGAATTCAGGAAACCATTATGGTATTTCTGAAAGAGTTGATATAGCAAAAGGAAAACATCAAATTCCTACAACTTGGAAAGATTTAGGTAAAAACATTAAACGAAGATTATGGCCGATAAGAAAATCAAAGTAAAAGTTGATGTAGAAACTAACATAGAACCTACAATAGCTAATCTAAAAGCATTAAAGAGACAATTAAGAGAAACGGCTGCAGGCTCTGCTGAATTTAATAAGATATCGGCTCAAATCCGTGATATGGATGATGCTATTAAAGATGCTAGTGCAACTGCTGATGACTTTGCTGGATACTTAGAAAATGCATCAGGTCCATTAGGTATGTTTGGTAAAGCAATTAGAAATGCAGAAAAAACATTTTCTTCATTTAATGCTGCATTAAAAGCATCTGTAATTGGTTTAATCGTTTCTTTAATTGGAGGATTTGTTGCAGCTTTATCAAAGTCTGAGGAGACAATGAAAAAGTTTGAGCCTATCCTTATTATGTTTGAACAGGCATTGAATGGTATATTAGGTGCATTACAACCCTTAATAGACGGATTTATAGAGTTGGCATTGAATGTAATGCCTTATGTCACAAAAGCATTTAAGGTAGTTTATTCAGCTGTTACTGCAGTATTCCAATCATTAGGTAAGTTAGGTTCGGCAGTTGTAAAATTATTTAAAGGAGATTTCAAAGGTGCATGGGAAGATGCCAAATCATCAGTAACAGGATTTGCAGATAATTACGATGCAGCAGTTGATAGATTTGAGCAAGGTCAAAAGAAAATGACTAAAACTCAAAAAGAAAATTTAGATAAACAAAAGAAAGATAGAGATGACGCTGCTGAGGAAGCAAAGAGACAAAGAGAGGCTGAATTAAAGGAAATAATGGATGGTCAGAAAGAAGCAATGTTAGAATTACTTTCTGAAAGAGAACAAGAAGAATATAAAGTAAACGAACATTATTCTAGATTAATTTCATTAGCAACAAAGTATGGTGAGGATACAACTACTTTAAAACTTGCACAAGCAAATGCACTTGCTGAAATTGACCAAAAGTATAGAGATAAAGAAAAAGAACAGGCAGATAAAGATGCAGAAAAAAGATTAAAGGATGCAGATGATTTAGCTAAGTTTCAATTAGACCAATTTGAAAAAATTAAGAAATTAGAACAAGAAAGAGAAGATGTAACATTTAAAACTAATCAGGCAGTTGCACAATCTTGGGTAGACTTAGGTCAAAATATTTCAGGTATATTTGGAAGTTTGGTAAATGTATTTGAACAAGGTTCATCTATGGCAAAAGCATTTGGTATTGCACAGGTTGCAATCAATGCTGCATCATCTATTGGACAAATATTAGTTAATAGTAAGGCTGCAGGATTTGAATACGATAAAGCAATTGCAACAGGTAATGCAGCAATCTTAATGGCAATACCAAAATTAGTAAATCCAATTACTGCACCATTAGGTATTGCAGAAGCTGCAGCAGGTAAAGCAGCAGTAGCAGGTGGTATAGCTGGTAAGGTAAAAAATAAAGTAAATACTGCATTACAAATTACGGCAGTAGGTGTATCATCAGCTGCACAAATTGCAGCAATCTTAGGAGCAGGTAAAAGTAAATCTTCAGGGTCAGGCCAGGCCGGTTCATCTAGTGGAGGTTCGACTACAAGTGTTCCTGCACCACCAACAGTAGCAGTAACTGCAGCACCACAAATACAAACAGGTGGAGGACAAAATCCAACTGCACAAATAGGTGAAACTATTGCATCTGCACAGAGACCAATTAAAGCATATGTAGTAAGTGGTGAAATTAGTTCACAACAAGCTTTAGACAGACGAACAAGTAGAGCTGCAACATTTGTAGGCGGATAATGATTTTTTCAAATTATAATGTTTTTACTATATGAAACTCTATGAATTAAAGGTTGAAGAAGAAGGTGTTGATGAAGTGTTTGCTATATCATTGGTAGAAAGTCCTGCAATAGAAATGGATTGGATTGCCTTTGGTAAAGAAGAAACTCTTTTTGCGGCAGTAGACAACGAACAAAGAATGTTAATTGGCCCTATTTTAATACCTGATAAAAAGATATTAAGAATAGATGGTGAAGGACAACCATATAATGTGTTTCTGTCAAAAGAAACGGTTAAGAAGGTTGCTCAAAACTATTTAATGAAGAAGTATAACGATAAGGCTACTTTGGAACATGATGAGTCTATAAATGGAAAAGTTCATTTAGTTGAGAGTTGGATTAAAGAAGGGAAATTAGATAAGAGTAATGTGTATGGCTTAAATGTCCCTGAAGGGGCATGGATGGGAATGTTTAAAGTTGCTGATGAGAAGATTTGGAAAGACTATGTGAAAACAGGTAAAGTGAAAGGATTTTCTATTGAAGGTTTATTTGAACACAAATTAGTTGAAGCTAGTAAAGAAGATATCTTATTAAAGAATATTGATGATTTATCAGAAGCAGAAGCTAATGTAGTTTTATCTTATATCAAAAATACAATTCGTAAAGATAGCAGATACAGAGGTGGTAAGAGAATAGATATGGAAAGTTATTCAGACTATCCAGATGGTGTAAAAGGAAATGCTAAAAGAGTATTAGAGTATGTAGATAAGAATGGATGGGGTTCATGTGGAACTCCCGTTGGTAAGCAACGAGCATCCCAATTGGCAAAAGGAGAACCAATTAGTGTAGATACTATAAAGAGAATGTATTCTTTTTTAAGTAGACATGAAAAAGATTTGGAAACATCAACTGCATACGGAGATGGTTGCGGAAAACTCATGTACGATGCATGGGGCGGTAAGGCAGCATTAGGATGGAGTAGAAATAAATTAAGACAATTAGGTTTGTTAACCGAAACGGAAACAATGCCTTCTATTCCAGGAAGTAGTTATGCAGGAGAACCTGCAAAGAAAAAAGATAAAAAAGATTTAATCATTGCACCAGCATTAATAGGAAATGAATAGTGATACTTACATAAAGAATTTACAAAAGTTTGCTTTACCATCGGTATCAATGGTTAAGTTTAAGTCTATGTTGGAAAGTAGTTCAGCAGGTAATCCTATGTTTGTAAAATGGAGAACTGCAATACCACCAACACATAGAGCATCGTATGAAGTGTATTGGGGAAAGTTTTATTCTAATTCTGACCAAAGTGAAACTAAAGCAGAAGAAGGTATGGTGAACTTAGTTGCACCTACTACAAGAGAAGGATGGAGAACATTAACATACGATAACATATCCTCATTTAAGTTTGAGGGAAAAACATATACAATAAATTAAAAATAAAATAAAATGAGCAAAGTATTCAATTTAGCAGGTAATGTAGAAAATGGACAATTTTCAGGTGGACAAAGTATTACAGGTTCGAACCCAATCGGTTCTTTACCATTCGTTGCTAGTGGATTGTATGTTGGACAAGTTGGAACATTAGTAGCACAAACTGCCGATGGTTCTTTATTATCATTTGTAAGTGCTAGTGGATTTATCCCTGGTATATTTACAGCGGTATCCTCTTCAACAACTGCAGGGTCATTAGTAGCTTTAAGATAAAAAATAAAAAATAATGTTGTATTTAAGAAATACCAACCAAGTTCAAAGTATACAAACTGATGTAATTAGAGGAGCTGTGCCAACACTAATATCTAGTAGTGTTAGTGCAAGTTATACCACAAATAGTTCATCACTTTTTGTATTAACAAATGATGCAGTAACTAAATTATCAACAACTGCATCTGCAACTACTAATTTCCTAGCTGCACCTAATTCGGTTGTGTCTGCATCAATAGCAGGAACTGCAATCAGTTCTTCTAATTCTGTAACATTATTTATTTCTGCTAGTGATGGTAGTTTACTATATAATCAAAGCACTACCGGTAGTGCATTAAACACTAACTTTACAGTAGGAAGTAATGTAAGATATACAATTAGTTCTAGTGTAAGTGCAGCATCGGCTAGTTTGGGTGGAAATACCAATGGATTATTTAGAACTCAATATAATGGATATTTTGGTGGTGTTCCAACTTGGTTTGACACTGCGGTATCTCGTTCAGCTGGTGTAGCCGATGTTGGAGTTATACAAACAGGATTCACTGCATCAATTGATAGTGCATCAGTTCAATGGTTAGGATATTTCAAACCTGCTACAACTGAAACTTATACTTTTGATGTGACATCGGATGATGCAATTTTAATGTGGATTGGAAATGATGCAATAAATAATTACACTACTGCATCAATCAATATGGGTAGCACTAGTCCAGGCCCATTATTTTTATCAGGAAGTCCAATAGCTTTAATATCAGGAACACAATATCCAATGAGAATACAATGGGGTGAAAACCTAGGTGCAGAATATATTTCGATGTCGTTCTCAACACCAACTATATCACAAACAAATAATTTCACAGGATTAACATTATATAACTCATCATCAAACGGATTTTAATTATGCCAATACCTAAACCACAACCAAACGAAACTGAGGACAAATACATTGGAAGATGTGTTTCTCAAATATCATCTGAGTATGATGCAGAAGGTCAAGCCTATGCAGTATGTAAAGGTGAATTTGACAGAGATAAAATGAGTAAGATAAAAGATACGACTTCAAAAGTAATGGCAAGAGTTGCCTATGATACAAAGTTTAGAGGTATAAACTTAAAAGATGCAGGTGACCCTTGCTGGGAAGGTTACGAACAATATGGAACAAAAGATATGGATGGTAGAGAAGTCCCTAACTGTGTTCCTATTTCAGAACCAAAATAAAAAATATGATACACTTATTTCGTAAAGAAAAATTCAATACAAGTCTTTATGATTTGGAATTGAAAGTGGAAAACCAACAAAAACAAATAACAGAATTAAGAGAATTAGTTTTAGAATTAAGCAAACAAATTAATACATTACAAATTGAGTTAGATTATCTGGCTCAAAACAAATACGGAAAATCAATATAATGGCAAAAGGATTATCACCTGTAAAGGAAGTGAAAACTAAAAAGAAAGGTAAAGCTAAAAAAGGAAGTGGGCCAAAAGATAAACCAACTAAAAAATATATTGGACAAGGTAAGTAGCCAGAATAGGTGGAAAATAGGTTATAACCTAATTTAAGACACTTTAATTACAAAATGGTATAAAGATACCAAATCGGAGAATATACGAAAAATACCCCTTAAAATAGGGGTTTTTTTATGTCCATACTTTATTACATATAGTAAAAAATTACTATGTATAACTCACCAAAATACCCAAAAAACCTCGTTTTTAACCCTAAAACCTAACTCATTGATAATCAACCAGTTGCATAACTCGTTGAAAATCAGTCATTTATGAGGTTTTTTCATAACTCGTTGATTTCCAATACTTTAGCTAAATCATTGATTTTCAACCGTTTAGACCCAAACTGACAAATAAGGTAAAAACATATATGTAACTCGTTGATACTCAATAAAAAATCTTTGGGATTTTAAGGGAATATGACAAATCGTCTCATAAAGTAGTAGGTAAATCAAGTAATTTGTCGTATCTTTGGTTATCTACCAACCAATTAGGGAATGGTATATTATCAACAAACCTCCCGTATGTGAGTAAATACATACACAATATAATATGAAAAAATCAACCGAATTATTTAATGAAGTTTTAGAATTGAAACAATCTTATTCTAACAATAAGTTATCATTCTTAAAAGATATCAAAACATCTTTCAAAGAGAGTGGTCAGGCTATCAACCCAAAAGTAGTTTATTTTGAGGTAGGTGATACCAACCAATGTTTTACTAAGATATGTGAAAATCAAGATAAAGCAATAGAGTTATTGTGTGAAGGTATAGGTTTACCAAAAGATTTTATCGAAATAGATTGTGGAGTAGTTCGTTCAAATGTAGATACAATATTAAGAATACACCCAAATATTAGAATTCAATTCGGTAATTCATATATGACACTTTCTCCATTAGGTAATGATGGTATAGAGATTTCATCTATTGTAGTAAATGGCCCGAGAGGTAATGGTATGGGAACAGTTATGATGTTATCTTTGTTAGGTATGATTACAGACCCATTCTTTAATATTGACTTAAATAATATTATGTTAGAATGTGTAGGTTCAATTGGTTTCGGTGAAAACGCTCAAAAATCATCTATATCACAACAAACTAAGTTTTTCCGTAAGTTTGGTTTTAGAGTATCAAAAGATAGAAAAGATAAGTATGGTGTGTTAAACTATGTTCAAATGATGTATGATGAAACTAAGTTTGATATGGACTTAGTATATAGTGAATTAAAAGATAAATCAAGTAAATAATAAATAAAATATAAAAAGAAAAGTTATGAGTAAAAGTAAAAAAGTAAGTAATGTAAGTGACATTATTAAGTATGCAAAAGTATTAGACAATATTTGTGACCAATACGAACAATTATGGGATGATGAAAGTGAAAGAAGTAATCTTTTATTTCAGTTATGTTGTGGTATGGATTGGAATGATATAATGGATGAGAATGAAGATTATAAACATTTCATTTCATATATCAAAGACAAGTTTTATACAAAGATAGAAAAGAAAAGAACTCAGTTTTTAGAATTATGGGATTTTGACCCAAGTGAATATGTTGAAGAAAACTTCCATACTGATTTGGCTGAGGGTTGGTTAGTAAATGCAATTGAAGAACATATGATTGAAACATTCAAATAATATAAAAAATAATAAAGTGGAGTCACCACTTAAAAAACTGAAGCAAACACAATGAATAAATATTTTATTCCAAATCAATTTAGAAGTTCTTTTACAATTTACAGACAGTATGTAGTTGATATGTTCAATTACATTACTCAACAAAGAAATCAAAGAATTACTGACGAGAGTAAGAAAACTCCATTGATTACAAATGACACTATCTCTAATAGAACTGAATTGATTGAGTTCGTTAGAAACTTTAACAAAAACCAAAACATATAATATGACTAAGATATATCAAGTGAAAGAAATAGTTCCTTTCGATATTAGATACGGATTGAGTAAAAGAGACATAGGTGTATGTAATATGTCTGCCGTATTAAACGAGAGTGAAGAATTAGACATTATGTATGGAACTATATTAGTGAGAGATAATGGTAAGTATTCAAATATCAAAGGATATGATAGTATGTTTCCATGGCACTTTTGGAATGTAGACAAAGACAATAATGTGTGGGATGATATGGACAATTTAACTAATGGTATCGAAGTGAATAAGTTTGATTGTAGACCACCTCACCAATGGAGAGTTAAACTAACCGATGGTTCTAATTGGGATTGTATGGAGAATGGTAAAGTCTCTATGGAAAAGGTAGAGAGAATGAGAAAGGATTGGGATAAATGGTATAAAGGTTATGATGCAGTTTATGTATATAACTTTGCATTCATACCTGATATAGAAAGTTCTTACAAAAACTCACAAGGTATGCCATTCACAAAATACAAATCACAAATGACTTGGGATGATGCAGAACATGCACTAACCGAAGCAGAAGAAATGGTAGAATATTTAGGACTAAAAAAATAATAAGTTATGAAAAAGAAAGTAAAAATGAGTAGTGAAGAAACACTATTCTTAAAAGAAGTAGACAAATTGATTAGTAATCTAAAAGGTATAAAAAACTATTGGGAAGATGAAGACTTTGCATTTGAGTTTCCCAAAAAGAGATTTAATGATGGGTCTTTATATGAATACGGACACATACACATATGGGATACAGTTTGTCCAAAATCTCTACAAGATGATGATGAAAGACCAGGTCCTTTATTACACATCTATATTAAAGAAGATGACTATGAAGAAAATGGTTATTCGTTTTGTTATTACATTCAGGATTCAATTACATATGAATTGGGGTATCACGATAAAAGTGGTGTAGGTAAGATTACCAAAACCAAATTGAAAGAGATGCTTACTGAATTAAATAGGTTTGCTAAAAAACAATATAAAGAATACAAAGAACAATACGCATAAGTTATGATAACAAAAGTAAGAGTAAAAGAATATATCCAAAGTGGGTATCATTCAGGAAAAATGACAAGTGAAAAAATAGAAGCAATATCAAAGGCATCATCAAAGTTTATAAATAAGTATAGAGCAACTCATTGGGTAGGTACTCACTTTTTTGAAGATGTGATAAATGCATGTTTACAATCATATTCTGCCGATGAATGCTTAACAACATTTTTGGAAAGAGAGAAACACCAATGGGTTGGAAAAAAAATTAAATAAATAAGTTATGGACATCAAAGAATTAGAACAACGCCTAATCGATTTAGAGAGGAGATTTTTCCCCTTAGAGAAAGTTATGTATGAGACATCCAAAAATCAAATAGAGTCCTTTAAACAACAGGAGA